AATTGTTTCCTAGAAAGAAAATTTCAGATCCAGAAGCAATAAAGGACCCTAGACCCGGAAGAACAGAACCCACTGTTTTGATTTTATTGTCTCCAAATCCTTTTTTTAATGCGGCGGTAAACTCCAACATTTTGACTGTTCGTGAACCAACACACGGGCGTAGTACAAGTGACGTTGTTCGGTTTAGAAATGCTCAAGAGTTTCAAGGCTTTACTTCTGACGCTCTGAATCTTTCAACAGGATATACCATTACTGTTACAAGTGTGGACGAATACACCATAACAGTCACCACACCCTCCCCCTACTTTGCAGTAAATCCTTATGATTCTGTGGATACAACGGGAAATGTTAGTACTGCCATCGCTGCGGGAGCGCTTGGATACCAACCTCAGTTTACAGAATTTACGGTAGAAATAAATGGAAGAAAACTAGGTGATGTTAATGGGGATGATTCTGGCAGCAGAGGGATTACTGTAAGAGATTCGCTTTCTTACCTTAAATGGAATATAAATACAAATGAAGATGCGGATGAAGTTTCTTATATAGAGACTATTATGAATCCATATATGTTTGCTAACTTTGCTACTTACACACAATATATAAGAACGTCTAATATAGCGAACTCAAGAGGTGGTGGAGACATCTGTTCTGTTGGTCCCGTAACTTTGGAGTCTTAAATGAGCTTTACATACACAACTCTTAAAAACGCATTACAAGATTATACCCAGAATACAGAAACTTCTTTTGTATCCAACATGCCTTTGTTTATACGGCTTGGAGAAGAAAGAATATTTAAGTCAGTTCAATTAAATTTGTTTCAAAGAAATGTTTCTGGAGGCATGACTGCTGACAACCAATTCTTAACCGTTCCGTCTGATTTTTTAGCCCCCATATCGTTAAGTGTTACAAACAGCAGTAACGTAGAGTTCTTGGAGTTTAAATCGTTAGAGTACATACAAGCGTATAACCCTAATCCCGCTACGACAGGGACTCCTAAATATTACGCGCAGTTTGATTTAGATAATTTTACCGTGGCGCCGACTCCTGATACGGGGTATGTGACAACATTAAGTTATTTTTACAGACCAACTAGCATAACTTCTAGTTTGTTTCAACTTACATTAAATAATATATCAGGAACTTTTACTACTAGTGATACTATTACTGGAGGAACAAGTGGGCAATCTAGCTCTGTAAGCGCTGTAGCTGCTACACTAACAGCAACTATCCCAAGTGGAACTTTTACAGTTGGAGAAACTATAACGGGAAGCTCTAGCGGAGCCACCGGTACATTGTCTGCTATTGGTGCTGATACTACAGTTACTTGGTTATCTGAAAATGCAGAAATTGCCTTGCTGTATGGATGTTTGTTAGAGTGTTACACTTACATGAAGGGCGAACAGGATTTAATTTCTCTTTATAATTCAAGGCTAAATGAGGCTTTATCTAGGTTAAAGAACCTTGGGGAAGCTCAAGAGGTTTCAGATGAGTACACCTCTGGTCAAATTAGAAAGGCTAAAACATAATGTTGACAGAACCAATAGGAATTACCGTTGGGTCCGTCGGGGTCCAGACAACAGACAACAGAGGGTTTACCCCAGAAGAAACAGCGAAAAGATGCGTTGATAAGATTATAGGTATATCTGACAATGCTCATCCTGCAATACGAGATCAGGCTTACGCCTATCGAAAAGAAATGGAAAAAGTAATTGCAATTTATATGGTACAGGCTATTAAAAGTGATAGAACTACTGTATACAATGCAATTAAAGACTCAGGAAACCTCAAACTTGCAGAATATATAAGGAGAATGTAATGGCTTTTAACGGCAATTTTTTATGCACCTCGTTCAAAGTAGAACTAATGAAGGGGGTTCACAATTTTACAGCAGCAAGTGACCAGTTTAAATTAGCTCTGTACGACAACAGTGCTACCTTTACCGCTGCGACTACTGCGTACACCTCAACCAACGAGATTAGCGGTACAAACTACACGGCTAAAGGAAACTTTTTAACGAGTGTTACACCCGTTGCGAGTAGTACAACAGCTTTAGCTGATTTTGCAGATGAAGTGTTTAGCACAGTAACAATATCGGCAGTGGAAGGTGCGTTGATTTTTAACGAAGCCGCCACGGGCGATCCGACCGTATGCGTGTTGGATTTTGGCGCAGCTAAAGCCGCGAGTTCTGGCGATTTCACCATCGTGTTTCCTACCGCTGATGCGAGTAATGCGATCATCAGGATAGCCTAATGTCTATCAACAACGTCGTCGCATTTCAAGGTTGGAATAGTTCCGTACAAGGTTGGAACACTGGAACTTGGAATACGAACGTTGCGTATTCGATTACTGCAACGGGTAGTGTTGGTGCGGCAACGAGTATTGTCAGCATAGATGTATCAGTTACAGGGGTAAGCGCAACGGGTAGTGTTGGTTCTACTACTGTCGTTGGGGTGGCAAATGTTTCTGTTACAGGGATTGCAGGAACCTCCGCTGTTGCCTCAGTAACTACTACAGGTGACGCTAACGTTTCTGTTACAGGACTTGAAGCAACATCTGCTGTTGACTCAGTAACTATTACAGGTGACGCTAACGTTTCTGTTACAGGACTTGAAGCAACCTCCGCATTAGGCAGTTTCTTTACTACAAATACAATGGTAACGATGACTGCTTCTGTAAATAGTGCAACGGCAGCAACTACGGGTGACGCTAACGTTTCTGTTACAGGAGTAAGCGGAACAGGGTTAGTAACGGCGGTAGCAGACTTTCCTGTAATATGGGGACAGATTATACCTAGCCAAACACCGAATTTTAGTGCAATATCACCTAGTCAGACCCCTTCTTGGACAGACGTAGCAGCATAAGGAAAAAACAACTATGGCAAGTACATATGTAAATGATCTCAGGTTAGAAGAGATAGGATCAGGAGAACAATCAGGAACGTGGGGTGATACGACCAACACAAACCTTGGACTGATTGCAGAAGCTTTTAGTTACGGAACTGAGGCAATCACAACTAATGCAAATGCTCATGTTACAAGAGTTGCAAACGGAGCTACAGATCCTGGACGTTCTATGTTTTTAAAATATACTGGAACGCTTGACAGTAATTGCGAAGTTACAATATCAGCAGGGGCAAGTGATACAGATTTTACTATCTCTAAAATGTGGTTTATTCAGAATGGAACTACTGGAGGGTTTGATCTCGTTATTACATCTGGTTCTGGTGCGGATGTAACGATACCATTTGGACAAACAAAAGTTCTTTACACGGATGGTGCTGGTTCTGGAGGTGTTGTTGTAGATGCCCTTGCAAACATAAGTATTCCTAGTCTTTTTGTTAAAAACACAGCAACAGGAGACGATAGTACCGCTTTATTGACTTTACAGACAGCGGAAGCAGATATTCAAGCAAATGACGTATTAGGTAAAATAAACTTTCAAGCTCCGAATGAAGGTACTGGAACAGATGCTATTTTAGTAGCTGCAGCTATTCAAGCTATCTCTGAAGGTGATTTCAGTTCGTCAAGCAATGCTACAAGTTTGGAATTTATGACAGGAGCTTCAGAAGCTGCTGCGACTAAGATGACACTTACTTCCGGTGGTAATCTTAATCTAAAGACAGATGGAGTGGCTATTGGTTTGGGTGCAGACACTGATGTGACACTTACCCATGTTGCTGATGTGGGTGTTGCATTGAAAAGTTTAGCAACGGCTGATAATAAGCCCGTCATCCTTACTCTTCAGACAGGTGAGACGGATATTGCAGCAGATGATGTATTAGGAAAAATATCTTTTCAGGCTCCAGATGAGGGAACAGGTACGGATGCTATTTTAGTTGCGGCTGCTATTCAGGCTATTTCTGAAGGTGACTTCAGTTCTTCTAGCAATGCTACAAGTTTAGCTTTTATGACAGGAACTTCAGAAGCTGCTACAACTAAGATGACATTATCAAGTGGCGGTAATCTTACTGTTACAGGTTCTTTAAAAAATGGTAGCACTCATTTTAATGTAGATTCATCTGGAGATGTCATAATTGATTCTGACACTGGTAATTGGCGTTTAAAAGACGATGGAACAACAATAGTCGAGTTTTTTCATGCAAGTGATGAAGTATATATTAACAGTCCAGTTGACGGACAGAATATTCGTTTTAATGTAAACAATGGTGGGTCGTCTATTGTCCCTCTAAAAATCCATGCCGAAGGCTATGTCGTTAAAGAAACACAACCTGCGTTTATGGCTATTAAAAACGCTGACCAAGATAATATTGCAATAAATACAGCCACTACAATTCTTTTTCAAACTGAAATTTATGATGTTAATGCTAACTTTGCTTCTAATACTTTTACTGCACCCGTGACAGGTAAATATTTATTTGCTGCTTCTCTCTTGTTAAGTCAACCTGCTCAAGATGCAGAATATATAGGTATAAGATTAGTAACTAGCAATCGTGCCCATCGAATCGGAATGTATGACTTTGTAGGAATGGATGCAGAGGTAGAATATTGGAGCATCAAAGGGTCTGTGATTGTTGACATGGATGCAAGTGATACAGCTTTTTTACAGTATTATCAATCGGGTGGTACAGCCCAAACAGATATTAAACAGAGTGATGACACAACAGTTTTTACTGGATACTTACTAGGATAATAGCCAACGCTGAAATAAGCAAACATAAAGGAGTTTTAAATATGGCAAATCATACTTACACAGTCACACTTACAGATGACCAACAAAAGATACTAGCGAATGACCTGTACACAGATACAGATATGGCAGGGCTAGATACTTGGATTGCAGGTGCAGTCACAGGTAAGATAAACAACAGTTGGAAACGTATGCAACAGGAGTGGACTACCAA